AGGAGCTGAATACGTTAACCAGTGGTGGAGAGCTGAAAGTTACGTACCCGATGGGATCGTCCAAGCCTCAACACTTTGGGACAGCGTATCTACACCTGAACCAGTCGCAGAAGCCTTCTACCCCTTCAAAGGACTTAACGAACTTCTATACGGACTTAGATCCGCTGAGCTCATTACTGTTACTGCTGGATCAGGTTTGGGTAAAAGCCAGTTCCTTAGAGAAATACTATACCGAATCCTTGAGACAACCAAGTGGAACGTGGGTGGCATGTTCCTCGAAGAAAGTGTGCGAAAGACAGCTCGGAGCATCATGTCCTTACATGCAAACAAAAAGTTGCACCTGCCAGACACCCCTGTTACAGAACGAGAATTGAAGGAGGCCTTTGATGCAACTCTGGGTACTAACCGTGTTTTTCTCTTTGATCACTTTGGTTCTTTGGCTATTGATAACGTCCTTAATAGAATCAGGTACATGGCACGAGCTTGTGACTGCCGTGTTATTTTCTTTGACCATATTAGCCTCGTTGTCTCTGGTATGGATGGGAATGATGAGCGCAAGTCTATTGACGTCTTGATGACCCGTCTGCGTACACTTGTACAAGAGACAGGTATCACGCTCATTTGTGTTAGTCACTTGAAACGTCCTAGCACATCGAACAAAGGACACGAGGATGGTGAATCTGTGTCTCTGTCTCAGCTGCGAGGCTCAGGTGCTATCGCTCAACTGTCCGATGCTGTCATTACCTTGGAGCGTAACGCTATGAGTCCAGACCCTAACGTGAGACATACGACTAAGGTTGCAGTGGCTAAGAACCGCTACAATGGACTCACGGGGCCAGCTTGCTCACTGAGGTACGATATGAACACTGGTCGTATGGTTGAAGTTACTATGGAGGACTTATGAAAAACTGTGGAACTTGTAAACACTGGGAAGAAAAAGGAACATACACTAAAGGTGTTGGCAAATGTCATGGCATTAACATGATAGATGAGGAAGTTGAATGGTCAAAAGAAGAAGGTAGAGTTTTACGTAATGGTCGAGAACACGTAAAAGCTTTTGTTGAAGATGGCAGTTCTTACTATGCTGCTTTACTCCCTACTAAAGATTTTGGTTGTGTAATGCACGAGGAGGGCACATGGTTGAAATGATTATCGTAGGGACTATCGGCATAGGCTACGCTGTTGTAGGGACGCTACAGTGGCTCAAGGGTGACATGGGTGCTGGTATCATGTGGATAGGTTACTCATTTGCTCAGATCGGGCTGTTTTTAAACTTGAAGTAAATTATAATGAAACGTATTGCTATCGACATTGAGACAAACATGGCGCATGACGTCATTCATCTCGCTGTTACGCAGGACATTGACACAGGGGAAGTGAAAGTATGGAAAGCTCCAACAGGACTTTGGGACTACTTAAAGGACGCTACGTTGATCGCAGCCCAAAACGGGATCGGATTCGACTTCCCAATTCTGAACAGGCTATGGAAGACGAAGATTGGATTGAAGCAAGCGTACGATACGTTGATAGTGTCAAGGCTGCTAGAGCCAACGAGGGACGGGGGACACAGCCTAGACGCATGGGGAAAGACTCTAGGCGTACAGAAGCTGGACTACAAGGCAACGTGGCAGTGGATGATGCACCGTGAAGAGACATATTCTGGTGAGTGTTTTGATGCGCCCGTTGATGTTCTTCTTGAGCATTATTGCGTACGTGATGTTAGCGTTCTACGGACTCTATTTACTCACTTGGAAGCTGTTGTTGTGGATAAGTGTTTCTCTCAGGAGAGCATTGAACTCGAACACCAAGTAGCAGCTATCATCAATAAGCAAGAGAAGAACGGGTTTAAGCTAGACACCATTCACGCTACTTGTTTACTGGCTGAGCTGAAGGGGAAGATGAGCGTCCTTTATGACAAGATTCAAGAGCTGCATCCACCATACGAGGTTAAGCGTATCTCTGAGAAGACAGGAAAGACGCTAAAGCCTAAGGTTGTAGTGTTCAATCCTGCATCTAGACAACAGGCCGCTGAACGACTGCTTAGCCTTGGATGGAAGCCTAAGAAGCGCACTCCAACAGCTAAGAAATACTTCGAGGAATGGATGTCCTATCCTCCTAAGTCACGCCCTGCTTATGATCCTGTTAAAGGGGACGTATGGGCTGTTGATGAAAGTATCTTGCAAGACTTGAAACACCCTGTTGCTCAGCTTATTGGTGAGTACATGATGATTCAAAAGCGCATTGGACAGATTGAATCGTGGTTAGAAGTCGTAGGCAAGGACGGAAGGGTTCACGGGAGAGTCATAACCAACGGGGCTGTAACAGGCCGTATGACTCACATGAAGCCTAACATGGCACAGATCCCTAACTCTGGATCACCTTACGGCCCTGAGTGTCGTCAGTGCTGGACAGTTGAGGAAGGTAACGTCCTAGTAGGATGTGATGCAAGTGGTCTAGAGCTACGTATGTTGGCTCATTACATGAAGGATGAGAAGTATGTCAAGACAGTCACCGAGGGATCGTCTAAAGATGGGACGGATGTCCACACGGTTAATCAAAAAGCAGCCTCGCTACAAACACGCGACCAAGCGAAGACGTTCATCTATGCGTTCTTGTACGGCGCAGGGCCATCGAAGATTGGCGGGATTGTCGGTGGTAGTGCTAAGGATGGACAAAAGCTCATCGATGCCTTTCTTAAAGGGACTCCCTCACTCAAACATCTACGTGATAAATTATCCGTATATGCGTCCAAGGGCTTTGTACCCGGGCTTGATGGTCGTAAAATATGGGTGCGTTCTGAACATGCGGCACTCAATAGCTTACTACAGGGCGCTGGCGCGGTTGTCATGAAGAAAGCTCTTGTGATCTTTAATGATAGAATCAAGGCTCACGCTTGGGATGTGAAGATCGTTGCCAATGTCCATGATGAGATACAATTCGAGTGCTCACCTGACATTGCTGAGGAAGCAGGTAAAGCTTGTGTACAATCCATCAGAGATGCTGGTGTAGCCTTTAAGCTACGCTGTCCTCTCGATGGGGAATACAAGATAGGTAGAAACTGGAGGGAAACCCATTGACACAAATTGAAATGTTTAAACCAGTTACTCATATTGTCTGCTATTCAGGAGGCCATAGTAGTGCTGTGGTTGCTCTTAACGTAGTTGAGCGTTACGGTAAAGACAATGTAATCTTGTTGAACCATGACCTAAGCTCGTTTGTTGAGCATCAGGACATCAAGCGCTTTAAGAACGAGGTAGCTGATTACTTGGGAATACCCATCACCTACGCTAATCACCCTAAGTGGGACACAATGGATCAGTTTGATGTGAGCGTAAACACCAAGTCCTTTAAAGGGGCTACAGGTATGGCGATCTGTACATCGTTGCTCAAGACCAAACCATTCAATGATTATCTTAAGGCTAACTTTGCAGATAAGAACTGTGTGATCTACTACGGCTTTGACAAGGACGAGATGCATCGTGTCCAACGTAGAGCTTCTATCTTGGCGGGACAGGGTTACAAGTCGGACTACCCTCTAGCTCTTTGGCCTGAACTGAAGTACACCACAACTAAGGAAGTGGGCATTGAACGTCCATTGGCTTACACTAGCTTCAAACATGCGAACTGTACAGGTTGTTTGAAAGCAGGTAAACAGCATTGGTATATTGTCTACTGTACCCGTCCTGATATTTGGGAGAAGGCTAAATCAGCTGAGGAAAAGATTGGCTATTCAATTATGCGTAACGACTATCTTGAGGAACTTGAGGTACAATTTGCTAAAATGAAAGCTGCTGGTATTGAAGCAAGTGAGCACGAAGATGCTAGGACTTTCTTTGCCCGTGTACGGCGTATCATTGAAACCTACGAAGATGAGAACGTAGATAAACCATGTGAATGCACTTTTTAAACTGAAAGGAAACTTATGAACTTAAACCTCGAACCAAATGAAGTACAATTCATTCTTCAAGTACTTGGAGAGCTGCCAACTAAGACAGGCGCTTTCATGCTCTTGAAGAAGATTGAAGAGCAAGCAGTTGCTCAACAGCCCACCACGCAAGTGGAAACCCCTCAGGCTACGGCCTAACTAAGTAATAGGAAACTAGATATGTCAGATTTGAAACCAGTGAAGATCTCAGGTGAATTGTTTTGGTCAAAGTGGATGGCTGAATTCAACAAAGCATTCAACACAGACAATGATCGCTACGAATGCACAATCGGTAATATCTCCGATGACGATGCAGCTAAGCTCACAGGCTTGGGCATCAAAGTCAAGCACAAGGATGCTATGGGTAACTTCATTGTCGCTAAGAGCAAGTACTTGTTCAAGCCAACAGACGATACACTCAAGGAAGTGCCTATCGAAGCCTTGGGTAACGGCTCTAAGTGCGTAGCTATCGTGGGTTCATACACTCACCGCATGTCAGCTAAGCATGGTAATGCTCCATCGCTCAAGACAATCATGGTCACTGAAGTGAAGACTTACGTGCCTGAAACTGAGACTGATGACGCCCTCTAAGCCATCCGGCGTAAAGCCTCGTCTAGCTATCCTAGATGCAGACATTTTAACCTATCGTGTTGGGTTTGCATCTGAGGATGTCTCAGAAGAGATTTGTTTAGGCCGTGTGACTGCCTTGGTCAATGAGATCGTTTACCAGAATCTTCAATGTGATGACTACAAAGCGTACATCACTGGACGAGGTAACTATCGAGATGCCATAGCAGTTACAGAGCCTTACAAAGGGAACAGAAAGGATGCTAAGAGGCCAATTCATTACGATGCTATCCGTACCCATCTCCAGCGCCTTGGTGCAGAACTGGTTGAAGGACAGGAAGCTGACGATGCAGTGGCTATCGAGGCTACTAAGACAGGT